TTTTGGCTAATATAGGAGTCTCGAAGTCGCTAGCTAAATCGTAATCTTGATCTGACGCTACTGTAGTAATAGTACCTTTTTTACGCCTAAAATACCAATTAGAAGACTCTCCCATTAGCATCGCAGACGTAACGTCAAGATATTTATACGAGTTTTGTGTATATGTAGATGAAGACGCTGTAAGTCCGCATCTACGTAAAGCAATAGTCATCAACTCCGAAAGAGTCATATTACATATGCGCTATACGAGAAAGCGCCTCCGCGTCTTGTAGCTCTGAGTCAAAATCCATAGATCCAGTACTAATATGATTGCCCATACGCCAGTTCTCGATCCAGATGCCTATAGCTTCGGCACCTTTTTCTACAACACCTTCAGGCGGCACAGGCACAAAACCCTCATACGTCAACTCTATATAAGCATCAGGAGCATTTTCGTCCGTCTGTCTCTTATCACGCAACTTTAAAGTTGTAGTATCTGCATCCCTAATAGACTCGCCGTTAGATCTGACCATTTCCCGCGCATCGCTATTCTGATCCCTGTTTTTACGCTTACGCACAGGAGGATTACCGAGCGCTCTGTTGATCAAAGCTTTAGTTGAGTCGTCTGCATTTAAAATAACCTTAACTAATTCCTCGCCTGCATTTAAAGGCTTGGCAGGAGCACGTCTCACTTCTTCCGCAGACTTAGTATCATTAATCTTAGCCAAGTCGCTCTTTAGTGTAGTGCTTTCAGTCATTACTTTTTCCTCGATGTTTTGCGTTTCGGCTTCGCCTTAGCCATTTTTTGGCCGGTCTTAGCCGCGTAACGCTTGGCTGCTTGTTTGCCAGCCTTAGAATATGAAAATTGTTTACCGCCTACTTTTGGCATTGTAAACTCCTTAGTTAAGGTGGGGATACCGCCTCGATACCCCCACCCTAGTGATACTACGCAATCAACCCTTGCAAGACAACACCTACATGACCACCATCATCGGGGGCATAGCAGGCAAACCCAACAAGAGGTTCGGTTTCTGCGTCTTTTAGCTGCACTGCACCAGCAACACCATCCGAAAGCGTAAGGTTATCGCCAATAGCGATAGCCGTATCGGACAATATCAACGCGATACCAGCAGTTTGAAACCAACCGTAATAATTCGCGGTAAACGAAATAGGAGTAACGCCTGCAATAATATAATCAGTACCAGCAGTCGCNCCTACAACATTATACCAGGGATTACCTACGATAGCGAAATCCGTAGCAGACTCGTCCAAGGCTACTGCAATAGGATCATACAAAGTAAGTCCTATATTACCACTAGACGTATCGCCACGAGCAGTATTGCTTTTAATCCTATACTGATGGCCTTCGCCATTATCATCAGTAATTTGCAAATAACCGCCAGCGTATTGGTTTTCAGTGCCTGCGCCTAGAGTAATTTCAACCATAGACGATCCCGCAGCTGGCGAGTAATCACCCGCAGCAGCCACGATAGCGCCATCGGTTTCAACTACACTCGTAGCAGAAACATCTTGAGAGACCAACAAACCGCGGTTAATGGCAGCGGCAGTATAACCGTACCGGAACACACGACCATCTGCGAGTTCTAGTTTTTCGCCAATAGGATATTTAGCAGTAGACGACTCTGCATAAATCCCTTGGCCGGCTTTACTTCCAATGCCTTCACCGCCTACGCGGTTATTGCTGAAATTATGTGTCCTAAAATTAACAGCCATTTTATTTTTACCTTTCCCTATGGGCAGGGCTAAACCTCCATTGGCTTGGAGGCAGGATATTAAGTAAGGGTAGTAGCAACACCCAAACGACGAGGATTGTTAATAGTAAGCTGAGCACCCAATACAACAAAGGCAACCTTTGCAAACTGATTAACAGGTTCTTTAAATGGAGTCTTAGCGAAATTCTTATTCGCTTGAATCTTCATCTTGATGTAGTTCTTGTTAAGCATATACATATGCTGCGAAGAACAGTCACGATCATACTGAATCGTAGCACCGCGGAAGTTAGGCATTCCAGCATTAGCAATACCACCGCTTCCTGCTTCGAGACGTGCATAACCCGTAGACTCAAAGATCTCCTGAATATCACCAAAGATAGTAAGAGTGGTGAAAATATCCGTAGGAGTCTCATTACCTTCCGAGCAGTCGTTCCACAATGACGACATTGCAGTAAGACCCGCATAAAAATCACCCGACTTAGAATCTACGTCCGTGGAAGTAGTATAAGCCTGGTTACGCCACCACGTATTAGTGGCACGATTAATACCTCCAACGGTACCAGACGTGACAGTATCAGCAACCAAGTCCTGCAAACCTAGCAACGATTTGCCGGATTGCGCGCTATAAATAGCGGCATTGATTGCGTCACGCGCGGACATCATAGACTGCTTGGTTTTAGCTTCAAGCAATCGCATAGCGCTGTCACTCTTACGATTCTCATCTTCCTCAGTCATCGAGATGGTAATCGGAACTGCGTAGTAACGCCACGGAAAGAAAGCCGCAGTGATACCATCAACAGCATCGGTACCGACAGTATCGTAACCATCGAACCAAGTACCGCTGTTCTTGCCATACATTACATCTTCCTGGATTTCTTTGCCGCCTGCCTCTACCTCAGCGCCCGCATTAAACATACGCAGAGTCGGATAAGCATCAAAGATGTTATCAGTCATCCGCTTACGCTTAGAGCGCATCGTTAGAGTCCAAGCAGCGTCCCAAGTCTCGGTTGTACTCGTAGCTGCCATTATTCAAACCCTAGATTTTTAAGTCCGTCAAGAACCTGGGACGAATCCATAGGTCCAGACGGAATATTGTTAGATGGAACAGAACGCGGGCCAGGCCCAGTTCTATTTGGTTTAACAGACGATTTTGCAGGCGCCCCATTAAGCTGCGTTACACGCTCAAAAGCCTGCAATACAGTATACGGTTGTCCTGTTTCTGGATTTTGCTTCCCGCGAAAGTATGCGATATCGTCCTGATGTTTCCAGATCGCATCACCATGAGTAGAAGTAGCCTCGTCAATCTCCGCTTGAATCGCCGTTTGCTGAGCTGCTTGTTGCCGTGCTTGAGTATTCTGGTAAGAATCCATTATTTGACCAACTCCGGTTTCTACCCCAGTTAAACGCTCAAGATATGGTTTAAATATAGCTTGTGCGATAGACTCAACAGCAACTGCAGCGTCATACCCGTCCGAATCAGGCGTAATACCCAACGTGTGTAGAATCGAACCGTTCTCCGTAGATTGCGGCTCATTCTCCTGCTGCGGGGCATTTTCAATTATTCGAAGATACTTCTCTTCAGTTTCGCGCATGCGTTTTTCTTGGTTACGCATATCCATGTTAGTTCGATTTAAAATCGACTGTTGCTGCCGCGCAACTTTTTGTAAAGGTTTGTACTGTTCCGGAACCTGGTCTATATCTCCAGAAAGCCAATCGAACTCTACGGGGTCAAACTCTTGCGCGTCAGCTTGCGTTTCCGCGACAAAAGCTGCTTGGTCAGCTCCCTGATTTTCACTTTCGAATCCGACAGCGTCATCTAGACCTGCGCCTAAAATACCGCCCTCCGACTCTTCAGATACATCAGTCTGCTGTGTAGCTTCTGACATAATTTATACTCCTGCCTTTGATTAAATTCGGGAACCTAAGTTATTCAAGCGTAAGTAAGGCAAGAGCTTTGTCTGCAAGTTCCCGTGTTTTTGCAGAGGCTCTAGCCTCACCATTAGAATTGTCAGTAACTAAAAAAGGCCGTACAAGCGATTCGTTGCGATCAAACGCCCACTCATCAGCTATTGCCACCATTTAACGCCTCCTTTTCTAATCTTTTTATGTCATCTGGAGAATTAATCCATCCTCCAAGTTGTTTTTCTTTTTTCGGGAGTTTAGACTTATCTATGTCTTTACCTGGGCCGTTATACCCTGCAGGTCTTTCATGCGTTTTAGATCCGTGCACAGAATCTGCTGCCTCTATAACATTATATTGTTTTAAAAGGCGTTGCTTATGGCTGTAACTCTCTACAACACAACCAAACCCAGGGTGATACTTACCATACATTCCGCTATTGTGCGGATTAAAAGCAACCATGCCTTTCATACGGCCAAAATGAATCTGCATTTTGACATTACAATACGGACACTTAGGATTTTCTTCCGCTACGATGTCTCGCAATTCGTGTCCACAGTCGCAAAAGTAATCATGATTTACAGCCATTACGCGCCTCTTCCTGTTAATGTCGCTACATCAGCAGTGGCTGCATCAGCTGTTTCTTGAGCATTCTGCCTCACCTCGCTAATGATACCTCCCTGGCCGCCCTCCACAAGCCTGCCATCAACACTCGGCTGCGACCCGACAGCAGTAGGCTGTGCAACCATTTGTTGGTGCATTTCAGCGTGCTGCTGCGCAACCTGCAGAACTAACTGCTGTTGTTGAGGAGGCAACTGTGCAAAACGCGGATCCTGGGCCACGGCTTGCGGATTTTCCGCCTCCATGTGCGCAATATGATCCATACCTGAAACCACGGGAGGCATCTGACCCTGTAATAAAAACCCAATCTCTAAATCAATCAATGCTGTAGTATCGCCACCCGCCATACCTTTTAATAACTTCTCAGGCGAAGCGCGTCTAAAACCT